GTCAAACAATTCATCATAGATACTAAAATTAAAAGCCACATCACCTTGAAGTCTTCTAATATCCATAAAAGCAAATAGACAGGCTAGGTCGATATTTTTCCTTTCTGCACCGGAGAAATTAAAATATGAGTATACTTTACCCTTTTCATCAATGATTTGATCCTCAAAATATTCATTGAATACACAGATGCAATTAGAGTCCATCTTTTTAAGATAATATGCCAATTTACTGTTGAGCAACTGTAGTATTTTTTTGACAATATATGATTTTACTCCTTCTTCCGAAATTACAAAATTAACCACATCCAATGTGTGTAATAATTTTTTAATATTATTAATTTCGGTTTGTACTGATTTTATCTTGTTCTTTGTGGTGTCAATTAATTGGTCAAATTGATTTTCTTTATTATCAATTGTTTTAATATCATTTTTGATTTCATCATTTCGAATGTTTAATTCGTCAACTCTGGATTTGATGTTTTTGATATTGCTCTCATTTAATTTTAAGTCATTTATAATAGATTGTTTATTTTCAATACTTTTATATAGAGTATACTTTACATTTTGAGCTTCTTTATACATCTTCCTATGTGATGATAATTTGTCTGTTAAGTTTTTTATATCCTCTTTAATTTGAGTCTTTTCTTCTACAATTTTACTTTTATCATGATCCGAAATAGCCTTTAAGCATACAGGACACGTACTGTCTTCTGTGCCTATTTTTTTATATAATTTTTCATTATACTCAATAGTAGTTTGTGTTTTGGAGATTTTACCTGTCAATGTCTGCAGTTTTTCATCAATAATTTCGATTGATTCCTTTTGTGTGTGAATTTTATTTGTTACATCTGCAACATCATATGTAGGTTTCTTTTCGTCTAATTGAGTTTTAAGGCTTTTGATTTGATTGATATTATGATCCATTCTTGTTTGGAATTGGGATAGTTGATCTTGTATGTGTTTATCATGACTGGTTTTTTGTTGTTTATATGTCTGCAGTGAATTTGATATTTCTTCATATCTGGTGCATTCACTATCAAATGTTCTCATGATTTCATGATGTTCTGTTCTCAGAGTATTCAACATTCGACCAAACACTTCTAAATTTAGAATACCCTCAATAAATTTTCTCTTTTCTATTTTCTTCTTCGCCATGAAGGGTATTGTATTGTTAATGGTCATTATAATACAATTTTGAAAAACCTCAGCTGAGCTGCACAGCAGTGACGAGATATATAAATTAGTATTTGCCATGGAATCTCTTGTAACATCATCACCATCTTCATACAAAAAGCATTTTGTAGGTTCCAATAACCTTATAATTTTATACTCAGTGCACTGATTATTATCAGTAATATTAAATACCAGTACAACTTCGCATTTTCCTCGGGTGACATTGTTCGTGATATGTTCCTTTTTAAGGTCTCTTAAAGTGTCACCAAAAACAGAAAAGTACAGTGCATCTGCTATAGTGGATTTTCCTACACCGTTACGTCTGTCTACCTTATCCTTATTAATCCCCGTAATAATATTAAGACCTGTATTAAAATCAATTTCTACAGGAGTATCCCCAACCGATAGAAAGTTTTTAATAGAAAGAGATTTAAATGTTATGTATTTCATTTGTTTCTTCTATATAAATCTAATGTATAATCTGCTATTGTTTTTTTATCTTGTATTTCCAAAATCGAAATAAACTCATCAATTGCGGTTGGAATGTCGACACCTGATAGATCATATTCCATTTCATTAGATAGGCCAAAGCGATCGAAGTTGATAGCATAGTCGACGTTCATAGCTAATGGCTTTAATGATGAAAACTTTTTTAATATTATATCTACCTCATCGGAACTGATATTTTTATCAATGATAAATCTTAAAATATTATTTTGTATTTTATTCTTTGTAGCTTGTGTTAATTTTCCTGCTTTGGCTAATTCTGATAATTTAAGCTTAATGTGCTCTGGTGATATATCGTTGGCGGTAAATTCATATGTCTTATTATTAGTATTTAAAATGTAATATCCCTTAGTATCATTTACATCACCAAAATCCATCTGAAATGGATTCCCTAAATACAAAATAGTACCATTTTTATATTTTCTCTCCTCCTTTAAATGGAAATGGCCTGTGATAATTAAATCACACTTTTCTAAAAGATCCTTACTCTTAATACCACCAATGCATGTTTTAAATTCATTTAACTTAAATGTTTCTATTTCAAAATGACCAAATATGATATCACTATCACTGGGGATTTCGTAAATTTCAGTTCCCCATGGGCAAAATGTTAACTTTTGGCCTTTATGCTCAATTGTAGTTACTTTATCATAAATTGTAATATTATTCCAGCCACTTAAAATCGACAATGAGTGAACGTCCACTTTGTCTTTATAGTAGGAATCATGATTACCTATTAATATACCTATATTAAATGGCTTCCATATATTCAGCACCTCGGTGGCCACTTGAATAGTATTAACGGCGATTTCGTCCCTATAGTGGAATAAATCACCACCAATGATAATATCTTCAATACCTTTATTGATCAGCTCGTCATGTAACCACTTGGCCCACTCAATGACTATATCATGCCATTGTGCACTATTTTGATGTACCCCTATGTGTATATCGGATATACAACATATATCGCGGTTTTTAAATGGGGATTTATTCATCATCAGGTGAAGATGTATTCGATGTATTCGACATATGACCATTACTTTCTATTAGCTGATCATATACAGTTTCTCTATACTGTTGTACAACTTCGTGATGTTTTTTTTCTTTCTTAATCCTATTTATAAATGCATGGAATGCAATTGTGGTAAAATATGAAAACGGGTTGTACCCCGAATCAATATTAAACTTTTTGTTTTTCAGGGCAGTGAACATCTTGACAATGGCATCCCCCTTCATATCATCTTTATATGAATAATTGATAAAATTAGGAGCGAAACTTAACCCTGTTGCTATCTTGCATATACTCTCGGCAAGGATACGTTCAACTTTTTTGTTTGGATCTTCATAATATTCCGAAATTTGGGCAAGGAAATCTTTTGCATTTACATAATATGCCTTTTTGTCCTTTTTTTGTTTAGGGCCTCGCTTCTTAGGTTTTCTTTTCGGTGATTCGTTTGCTGCCATATTTTATTTTTTCTTTTTTATATAAATTGATTCTCTTCAGCATATGTTTATAGCCGTAGTTTAATTGATCTGCAATATCTACTATTATAAGCCGTGACTTGTCTTTATGCAACCGCAAACCTCTACCAATAGATTGAATAATCTTAACTTTGGCTTTACCGCCACCAGCGAAGACTATATAGTGTAAATTTTTAATATTAATACCAGTTGAAAATATCTTAGAAATTGCAATGACAATAATATTTGATTTCTTTTCTATTAGTTTTTTTACTTTTTCACGGTCCTCCACGGTGACATCACCTCTTATAAAATAACACTTCTTGTCAGGACACTCAGACTGAATTTTATTAAATAGGGTTTCACCATGCTTAATATAGTCAACCATAATTAATGAATTATTATCAAATTTCTTGGCCATTTTAGATATAATATTATTTCTAAATTTGTTCTCCATTATAAAATCTAATTCCTTGCGATACCTATCAGTAGGACTGTGACCTCTTACCGCTGGAGGTTTGTTGATGTATTCTAGTTTTAATATCTGAATTCCAACGCTTGCAATATAATCCTCAGATCTTAGTTGATAGCTGTTCTTCTCATATAATACAGGGCCTATTTTCCCTATGATATTCCACTGGTCAATATCATCTTCCGGCATTGTCCCTGTGAACCCAAATTTATGAGGGGTTTTTATCCTCTTAATTATCTTGTTGATCTTATTATCTCTTCTAATTTTATGCACTTCGTCAACTATCAATAAATCAATGTTATCGATCCACGATAAATCAGTTTTGTCACTTTGTAAAATTCCCATATTTGCTATAATAACAGTACTGCTGAGATTTAATTTATTTTGGCCTGACCATTTTGAATGTAAATATGACACACCATACCCTTGAAGATCCCCATGAGTTTGATTGACCAGGCCTATATCAGGTACTAGTACTAGACACCTAAGCTTATTATATTTTCTAAATATGTTCTCTATAAGACTAGCTATAGTGAGGGTTTTACCTCCGGCTGTGGCTAATATGGTTACACCTCGGCCGATACGCAGTGATGCATCGACTATAGCCTTTTGGTAGTCTCTTAACTTTAAATTTAGACAATTAAAATCAGGCTTGATTATGTTATATTTAGGTAAAATATTTTTATTAAAATTTTCGGACTGGACGAATCTAGGATTATATCGGTTCTTAATTAAGAATTTTCTAATTTCATAATATAACCCCGGGTCGAATCTACCATTTTGGGTGATTACATATTTCCTTGAAGGTAACCATCTGTGTCTGTATCTATTAAATTTGGCGCTTTGATTCTCGACTGAGAAGTGCTCTCGTATATGATCAAAATAGTCCCCTGTAATAATTCCCTGCTGTTTGCCGGAGTCCCAATCAAAATTAACACTCATAAGGTTTCTAATTTTATAATTTCCACTAGATTTTTAATATCATATGTCATGCTATTGAGCACCCTTTCAATTTTCTCCAAAAATTCAATTATCAGTTCATTTTCTTTGATATTCTGAGATAATTTAATTATATCCTCATGCTTATAACTTGCTCTTTCTGCTGCAGCCTCAGTTACTTTGTATGGACTATTGGCCTGGATCTTCATCGCGATTGATTTGACTAATTTTGATCGGTCTGACCTTATATTATTCAATTCAATCTTATGTCTAATTAATCTACCGACCCACTTATGTTTTACTGCCGGAAGCTTCATTTGAGTATCTTTTATAGAAAAATCATCAAATTCAACATCCTTCTCCATTTCTAAAATATACTCTTCAAGTTTAATCATGTAATTACTATTATAATATATAAATATTTAAAGATCAATGAAATTATTTGAAAAAGTCTTTAACCAATTATTACATGAAGATATAGCTGCAGCAGATGGTGGTGCTTTTGGTTCTGCCCCTAGTATGGGCCATGGTGGTGACTTTCCCGGTAGTAGTGATTTTTACGCTCCAGGAGATGCTCGGACGCCCACATTTCTCGGTGCACGGAAACTTAAAAGGAAGAAATCTTCGAAAAAGAAGAAATCTTCGAAAAAGAAGAAAT